CCTAAAGGCCCCCCCGGTGCTCGCATCGAAAACCTCCCCGAACCACACGGAAAGGACGGTACCATGCCCCAGGTGCAGAACACTCGTTCCGTGCCTAGACAGCTGTTGTACTCCTACGCTTACAAGCGTTTTGGAGGTGTGGCAGATGTCTCGGTAGACTTTACCGGCGGTCCATGGTCCATTCCCCAGACTCAGACTGTCAATAGCTACCGTTCTGGTAGCTGGCAGACTGACCATGGTGAATCAACCGACTATGAGAGTCTCACGGGTGAGCAACTTCGCTCAGAAGTGAACCTCGAGGGTCAGAGCGGTATGCGTCTCGACGATACTGGCCACGAGTTCTGGACCACCAAAAGTGGTTTCGAGCTCATTCCCGGTGTCGTTGCCACAAATACCACTAACCAGGGTGTATTCGGTACTGTTCAGTACCGGTACTCGGGTGCTGTTCTGCCAACGTCCATTTCTGGATATTGGTATCCCAGCATCCCACCTGTGTCATCGACGAACTATCGGAACCTTTACGGGAACCGTGCGTTCGTTGATCTGATGCCTCAGAAGTCTCCCGTTAACTTGCTGGTGTCTCTGGCGGAACTCTATAAAGACGGCTTGCCGTCCTACGAGGCCCTAAGGAGTACACACAACAGCTTCAGGGAGAAGCTGGCTGATAGCCATCTTGAAACCCAATTTGCTCTGAGGCCTCTGGCCTCGGATGTAAAGGGTCTCGCTTCTATAGCGGCGCGTGCGTCCGACCTAATTCGTCAGTTCCATCGCGATGCAGGTAGGTCTGTACGGCGTAGAGCGGTGATCGATGACGTTACGACGTGGGATCGCGGAGAAGTTCAGAACGCTGACTTGGCCTTCGGGCCAGCCAACGATCCGAGCGGGAACGGGATCTCATATCGTGTTATCGATCCGGGAAACTCCCTTGGCACCCTAGAGTGGATTGATTCCTCTCATCGGGTCACCCGTTTTTCGGGTGCTTTTGCCTACCATCTAGATCGCTTCGGTTTGTCCGTAGCGGCGATGGCCGACGATGTTGAAAGCCTTTTGGGCTTAAACATTACGCCGGAAGTGTTTTGGGAGCTTACCCCGTGGTCCTGGTTGTTTGACTGGTTTGCGAACTTCGGGAATCTGATTTCCGCTTTGTCCGCGACCTGGTCAGATAGCATGATCCTCCGTTACGGGTACCTGATGGTCCATCAAAAGACCACCAGGACACTCTTCCGAAAGGATGGAGTGCGTGACTATGACGGCAACGTTCTTCCTCTGATTTGGGAAACCTTTTCAGAAAGGAAAGAGCGCGTCAGAGCCACTCCGTATGGGTTCGGTTTCGATCTCGGTAGCTTAACAGCTATGCAGGGGTCGATCCTTGCCGCCCTTGGTATTTCCAAGGGTGCGAAAGTTCTTGGCTGATTGGATGTCGGCCAGGATCGATCGGCGTAAAACGCGCCGGTCCTCTTCGTAAGGAGATGAGAACCGCATGGCACTCAGTGACCCTCAGTCTATCACCGTCAACGGTGTGGCTTCCTCTTTGCCCCGGACAGGGTCCGGACCAGCAGAGGGGTCATTCACATCGTCGGATGGATCTCTTCAGCTTACGGCGCGCCATCAATATGGCCGCCGCACGCGTAGGACGATCCGTCTGACCCAGAAGAAGATTGTCCCGGACCCTTTGGTTCCTGCCACCAACATGCCTGCCAGTGTGAGTGCCTATCTTGTGATAGACCACCCACCTACAGGCTTTTCGGTCGCTGAACTGAAGTACGTCTCGGATGCTCTGGTCGCTTACCTTGCGGCCGCTTCAGGGGGGAAGGTGTCCCAGCTTTTGGGCGGGGAGTCGTAAGACATAGATTGTCGGCGCAGGAGCGGGTTTTCCAGACCCGTTCTTGCTCCGGCTGAGTGCCAGGCCTGGGAAGGTACACCTCTGTTAGGAGGGGCCTTGAAAAGCCTGGTAGCGTTCTTTGCTTGCCTGCTCACCGAGAGCGGTAAGCGATGCGGCACCAGCACTCTGCGGGATGAAGCTTATGCCCGCAGGCGGATCGAACACGAAGGGTTGGAGTTTTTGACTCTGACTCTTCCTGCCTTTGGAAAGGACTTCGAGAGAAGTCTTGACCAGGGGCGGATTGGCTCCGGCCTCTTTAAGCCGTTTCGGCGTAGAGGAGGTCTCCCGTGTTTCTTATCGGGTTTCCTTTGCCAGGTGTTCGACCGTAGTTCTGGGTGTATCCTCGATTGTCCGAGTGTGGACGCGATCAAGGAGATACGGCAGCTTACGCTGCTGTTTTCTAAGATTTGCCTCCCTTGTTCTTCGGAGCGAGTGGAAGCCGCGTTCACCGCGTACGTCGAGTGCGACGAGGAAGTGAGGCAGCATGAGAAGGGCATCCCGGAAGAGCTCCTTGCGGAGTTCTCAAGGGCGGCTCTCTTGGCGTTTGGCGGAGCGTTTGTTCATGCAGATGCTTTGGTGCATCGGATGGACCTACGCCCTCGTCATGGCCCAGGATCAGTCGCGGATCACACTAGTAGCAATGCTAGGTGGGATCGTCTGGTCTGGACGGATCGTCTCGAAAGGATCATCCCAGCTGGGGAGTTTCTCATCCCCAACTGGAGATACCTCGAAAGGCACGACTCCATCTCACTCCTCGGACCCGACCAGGAACCACCCGTCAGGGTAGTTTCTGTCTCTAAGACGCTAAAGGCGCCTCGGATCATCGCTATTGAGCCTGTGCATACTCAGTATGCTCAGCAGGCTCTTCTCGATGTGTTCGTGAGGTCGATCCAGGCGGATGACAACGCCAGGGTTTTCCTTGACTTCAGTTCGGCTGAGCCAAACAGAAGTATGGCTCGGTATGGCTCTTCTCAGGGCCATCTCGCTACGCTAGATCTTAGCGAAGCGAGCGATCGGGTGTCTCTCCGCTTAGTAGGCGCGATGTTTGATAGGTTTCCCTGGATCAGGGAAGCACTACTTGCATCGCGATCTATGGCTGCGGAGGTGCCTGGCCATGGGGTAATTCCCTTGGCCAAGTTCGCGTCTATGGGTTCAAGCACCTGCTTTCCTGTTGAGTCGTTCGTCTTCGCGACGATCGCTTTGATGGGTTTTGCAGAGTCGCACGGCACCCGCCTCACACCTGCTCTCGTTAGAGAAGCGGTGGGACAAGTGCGCGTGTATGGGGATGACATCATCGTTCCTGTGCACAGTGTGCCTTCGGTGATCGGGATGCTTGAGGCTTTTGGCCTCAAGGTCAATACCGACAAGTCTTTCTGGACCGGAAGGTTCAGGGAGTCTTGCGGAGGCGACTACTATGACGGACATGACGTATCCATCGTTAAGGTCCGCGCAGTATTCCCGCGTAACCGTGGCGATGCTGAGGAGATAGTTTCGACTATCGCTCTGCGGAATCTCCTCTGGGAAGAGGGGTACTGGGATAGCGTCAGCTTTATTGATCGTATGATCATGAAGCTGGGGCTGCCCTACCCGCGTGTGGTACGAGGATCCTCCTTACTAGGTCGCTGGGATTTCGATTGCGAGTCGGAGTCCTGGGATGACGAGCTCCATGTGCCCCTTGTCAGGGTCATGGCGCTTGTGGCAAATTCTCCGTCGGATCCACTCGATGGGGAAGGAGCGCTAGTAAAGTGGTTTGTGCTCAAGAGGGGTCTCCCCTTGTCAGCCGACCACTTAAGCAACGCCGGACGTCCTAGGTCTGTCCGCATAAAACCTAGGTGGATGAATGCGCTTTTATAGGCGCGTTCACAGG